CTTTCAAATCAAGACATCGGCAACCGCAAGTCCTGTTGGATTTTCTACACTGGATCGGCTTTTGATGGGTCCGCCGACGATTCAACTTGAAACACGTCATATCTATACAGATAAAGATACACAGAGTGCTTTACGAAATAGTACTCTCACGGTTCCATTTGAGCGACTGTATGAAAATAACTTTACACAGGGACCGATTGATTATGCTCCTCTGTCACGTGGAGGTGTGGCGACGGCAACACGTCGGCTCGATGGAGAACATCCTGCGGCGCGAATGGTTATGGCCTTTCGATCACAAGCACGTCTGGATGCGAATCAACGATGGTGTTATTCATCAGACATTAGTGGAGGACAGTTTTACAACTTGATAAGTTTGATTATTGCGGGCCGTGATCGCGAGACTGCGTGGGACTCATTGATATGGCATGATCTTGCGCAACATGCAAAGGAGGAACGTGATTCAGGATATGATTTATCCTTTATGAACTGGACTCTTGGAGATATTGTAGGTCGCCAAGCACCTTTTGCGAGGCAGCTTGATGGAACGATTAACTTTACAAGCGCGGATCGACCGACCTTGTTGATTAATCTATCTGGACAACCGAACACGCAAAATACGCGTTTGGATGTCTATGTGGAAACATGGGCAGCACTTGAGTTTGAAAATGGCCGCTCGGCATTGCTATTTGGCAACTAACGGCGGTGGCGTGTTGCCTGGGCCTTACGACCACGACGGTGGCGGGTTGCTCCACCCGTAGCTCCAAACATCCGTCCAAACATTGTTGGTTTTTTAGGAGCCGCAGCAGATAATGTATTTAGTCTTGATCGTATTTTGTCTGTAGGTGTCATGCTTTGATTTTTTAATGCTTTTAGGCTCGCGATGCGCATTGCTTCTTTAGCAGCTTCTTTAGCTTTTGTACCTGCCGCGGCCTCGGCAGCTGCCGCTTTCTCACCAAGTCGTGCAGTTTTTTCAGCAGCTCTTTCACCCATTCTTCCAGTAGCAACCGCAGAAATATTTTTTCCAAGGGAGCCAATCTTCTTAATTCCTGACATAAATCCACTGGCTATACCTGATGTAGCAGTTTTAGCAGCTGAACCAAGAAGTCCAGCTGTAGATGCTCCTGCTGTAGCATATTTATAATCATAATCTGTCTTAAGTGCTTCACCATCATTTCCACGAGCTTGAAAACTTTGTTTTCCCGCAACCGCAATACCACTTACCTTTACAACAAGTTCGCCTGTTGTAGAATCAAATAAAACGGGTTGAAGACCCGCACCTGATGCAATAGCTGCACTACTTGAAGCTAAATTAACTACTCTTTGCATGATTCTACTATTAAGAAAGAATATATTTTAAGAAAGAAATGGGATGGTTCAACTGTTTTCAAAAAAAAAATAAAATACTCATTGAATCATCTGAAAATGAACTTTATATTTTCGAGCACGCGATTGTAGACAGACTTCGTTTTCTGAACGCGCGCTCAGAAAAACTTCTTAGGATTGCGAAAGTTGTATCACGTCTCGGAGAGATGCGACGTGCTTCGCTTTTTATTAATGCGCGAAAAAAGATTCTGCAAGAACAAGAAAAACTTGTCAAACAGTTAATGGAAGTGTCCGAGAAACGAACCCCAACGTCTCAAAAAGCGGTAATCCGATTTCTGAAGGAACTTGGTCTATACTAGATGTCTCTTCAAATCACCTTTAATAAGAAAGCAGATAGTTCAACACTGATGCAGATGACCGCAACTACAAGCGGAGTTCAAACAACTACAGATCCAGTTGTTATCTCTCAAACGATTGTGGGAAAAGGTAGTTTTTTATTTCCAGGAAATTTAAATGGTTATTTATCCATTGGAAATAGCACGGATTTACGGTTTGGCACAGGTGATTTTACAGTAGAAATGTTTCTCTATCAAACAGGAGGCACCCAATATCCCCGACTTTTTTCAATGGGAACCTATCGAGACGTGACTTTTGCGGTATCGATCGAGTATAATGCTTTTCTATTATGGATAAATAACACCTACTATACAATGGGTCCTGTAAATTTATTTAATGACTGGAATCACGTAGCAATTTCGCGAGAAGGAACTAATGTGCGTGTATTTATAAATGGAATACAGTTAGGTGATACATTAATAAATACATATAACTTTGCGGATACAACACATCCACTTACTATTGGTACAGAGTCATTCCCCAGTTCAAATAACTGTTTTTCCGGATATCTAACAAACTTTAACTGGGTGAAAGGCACTGCATTGTATACGGCAAACTTTACTGTACCTACCGCTCCTCTTACACCGGATCCAAATACTAAGATTCTTTTACTTGCAGCTACACCATCAACACTTAATGTCGATTCAAGTGGCACAGGAAAAACAGTTACAAATAATGGAAATAATGTAATCTTTTCTAGACAAACACCATTTTTTTAAATATCTGTTTTACCTTTGGTATACATAGATGCCTCTTCAAATCGCCTATAAAAAACAAACAGAAAGTTCGGAAAAGGTACAGATAACCGCAACTACAACTGGTGTTCCAACAGGTACAAAACGGCTTGTTATTTATCCAACGATTATACCACCTGCGAGTCAAGGAGGTAGTCTTTCATTTCCTGGAACCTCAACAGGCTATTTATCGATTGCGAATAGCGCGGATTTACGGTTTGGCACAGGTGATTTTACAGTAGAAATGTTTTTGTATCAAACAGGCTCGATTTCCTTTCCACGAGTTTTTTCAATGGGAACCTATTCAAGTGCGACATTTGCTGTATCGGTCGAGGGAGGTAGTTTTATACTATGGATGAATAGTGCAGCAAATACTATGGGATCTGTAAATTTATTTAATGCCTGGAATCACGTAGCGATTACACGAGCAGGAACAAGTGTACGTGTTTTCATAAATGGTACACAACTAGGAACGACACTTACAAATTCATATAACTTTGCGGATGTAACGAATCCACTTACCATTGGCACAGAGTCTATTCCTGCTGCAAATAACTGTTTATCTGGTTATCTAACAAACTTCAACTGGGTCAAAGGCACTGCACTCTATACAGCAAACTTTTCAAAACCAACTGCTCCACTTACAGCTAATGCTAATAGTAAGATTCTTTTGTTGGCAACTACAGCAGGAACACTTGTTGCAGATTCAAGCGGTACAGGAAAAACAGTTACAAATAATGGAAACAATGTAACATTTTCTGCCTTAACACCGTTTCCTTAGTAGAGGGAATGACACCCACAACAACACTTGGTGTTGTAAGTCTGCTGGCTTTTATTTTCATTTCAAACTATCTTGTACAAGTGATTGGAACCTCTTTTTATAAACACCAAGAACATCTTCAACTGTTTGATATGGTTCATCATTTGACTCCGGATTTACATGAGTACAAAATCTATAATCACATCATTATTCTTGCCGTCGCAGGTTCCTTCTTTTTTCTATCCAATCCGATACCGATTCTAATCGAGTTTTCCGCAAAGTTTCTTTTAATCATGGTACTCAGAGCGATTACAACATTGTCTACGATTCTTCCTAAATATAGTAAATGTGATCCGAAACTCAGCTTTGTACATTATCTGAAAGGTAACTGTTATGATAAAGTGTTCAGTGGGCATACCGCATTTGTTTTTCTCGCAACTCTCATTTTCCAACGTGAACAGATTATTAGTTTCTCCTTTTTTGCTTTGATTAATGTACTAAATACAATAAGTATTCTACTTACACGATCACATTACACACTCGATGTGATTATTGCGTATATAATAACCTATTTAGTCTATGATGGTGACTATCATCTCTTTACAGATTTTTTCAATGATTTCTATAAATCCTTTAGTAAGTAGATGGGTTCTGTGCGGTGGTACATGCTTTTCTCGGCGTGGATTTTTATCGCATCCGTATTCTATCCGTATCATAAAATCTCGACATTTCCATTGAACTGTTTAGCTCTTATAGGATTTGCCGAAGTGATTGGAAAGCCTTGGATTGAAAGTCCCGTAAAGCGCGTGTTTCTAGTATTAATACATACTCTACCTTTTCTCTGGATTCCGATGGATTTTGGTTATAAAACATTATTCTACAATGCATTATTTGCCATTAGCTATCTCACTTTCATGAACTTAATGAACCTAAGTGTTCTCCGAACGTATATGACCGTTATGTACGAAAATCATAAAACATTCAGAGAGTATTTGCGGGTTCGCATAGGATAAAGGATCCTCACATCTCTCATCAGATGGATGGACTCGGTGGAGCCTCGCGCCCACGTGGCGATATTACAACCCTCTTGGATCTTGCGACCCGTGACAGCCAAGATGATTATTTTACACCTCTTAACTCAGAATCAACCTGGTTTACGCGCGATCAAGAACGTAGAAACCGTCCGTTTGTTCCCGCAGTCCAGAACTTTGCCTTTCGTGGTCCCGCTGCGTTTGGACAACGATTTACGTTTGATCTAGGATCCATGTCATGCGGAGATCTTTTATTTGGCATGTTTCTTCAAATCAAACTCGGCCACTGGTTTGATCAAACAACTGTTCTTCGTATTCTCTCTGGTCGGTATCAATATTCCGATCCGACTCAGGCCTGGTTCTATGCGAACTCGCTTGGAACTGCGATTATTGCAAAGGCCGAACTAGAACTTGAGGATCAGATTGTTGAAACGATTACTGGAGATTTTGCCTTTACGGTTGGCCGATTATTTCCAGATTTGAATATGCAAATCGGACTTAATACAGACGGTGTAGGGTATACAACCATTCCGCGACTGCGAAGCTGGGATCCAAATCGTGTTTTTCCAACAGAAGGTGGAAAAATCATCGCTATGCTTCCTTTCTTTTTCAGTCGGGCGAAGTTACAAGAAGCATTTCCATTGATTGCATGTCGTGAAGGAACTGTCCGAGTTCACATTACACTTCGTCCTTTTGAGGAATGTGTTCGTATTGCAAATGGTCTTCGCGCCTCTTGTACGGATACTCCACTTGGTAAAATATTTAACTTTGTTGATACTGGATATCCATTCCGCCCTACAATCCAAGTAACGGCGACCGCAGATCCCCCGCCCTTTCAAGATATTCAACTGATTACCTACGGATCATATTTAACGGGTGATCTTCGAAATAAAATGTTGCGTACACCGTTTGAGATTCTCCACCGCGCAGTAGAAACTTTTACATTCTCAGAACCATTGAAATATCTTGTAAATAAATCTGCGGGAGATACGATTACGGTACAGCTTCCTTTAGAAGCCAATCATCCAATGGAAGAGATTGTCTGGTTTTTACGTCGCAAGGCTGCGATTGTAAATAATAATGAATGGACAAACTACACCTCGGTGACCAGTTCAGAATATGACGCGACTTACAATACTCCGCAACCTTATTTACTTTCTGCGAGATTTCAAATCAATGGTATTGATTTAGTTGACGCAGAAGAAGGATATTTTCGTCAACTCATTGCTCGTCATCATATGAGTGGTATTGCTGCGTATGCTTCCTATGTATATGGATATCCGATTGCGAGAAGTCCCTCGGATCATCAGCCGTCAGGAACTCTTAATGCGAGCCGTGCGCAGAGTGTACGTCTTACATTAACTGTGCGTCCTCCAGGTGGTGCGTATGATCAAGAATGGGAAGTTGTCGTCTTTGTGATTGGGTTACGATGGCTGCGTTTTGAGAATGGTATTGCGAATCGTATGTTTGAAACCTAAAAATTTGAACTTATTCATTTACATAATCATATTCACCACAAAATGGCTACACCCGCTCCACGCCGTTTTAACAAATATCCAAATCGTGTTGAGAAGGAGCCAAAATGCGCTCATACCTTCGCAAAGAATCTTATTGAGAAGGAAGGTTCAAAGTTCGAGAATAACTCTCTTACAAACTCAGGCTGGGCTCATATTCATGTCGCCTTTATTGTAAAGCGCGGTAAGATTCTTGCTGAGGCCTGTAATCAGTTTGGTGCTCGCCACATGGGCTGTGGCTATTCAGATTGGAGCATTCATGCGGAGCGTGCCGTCGTGAAAAAAATCGGTAATACCGATTTACTTCGCGGCGCTGATATGTATGTCTTTCGTATTGGACGAACTCCACAGAGTCGCTATTCGCAGCCATGCCAGGCCTGTGAAGTATTTCTCAAAAAGTGTATGAAGGAGTACGGCCTGCGGTTTGTCTTCTATTCAATCTAAAGTAGTTCTATCAGCGTAGAATAGATGGTGGCATCGTTACTCAGACCACTTCATTCAGGCATTCAAGATTTGCGCCTACTTCCTCCAAAAGGTCAACCAAATATTGATTTTTTTAAGAAAGTTTTTTATAAATGCGGCCGCTTTACCACACAATGGGTCCGTATTGATTTCGATCAAGTTCCGGATTTTGGAAAGTCTGTTACCTCTACACTTCCGCGCCAGGGTCATTTAATCAGTCGGCTCTATTGTGTAATCAATCTTCCCGATATTGCTGGACCGCAGATTGCCGCGCGTGCTGCGACCCCTTCCTTTGCGGGTCCAACATTTGGTTGGACAAACGGCATAGGCCATGTTATGATACAGCAGGCTCAAATGGATATTGGAGGCGCCCGTGCGGAAACAATAGATTCTCGTTTATTAGAAGTTCTTGACGAGTTTCGTACACCTTTAGAAAAGGTCACATCCGTTAATAAACTCATTCAACGGTATGATAACGGATTTAATAAACGAACAATCGGTTGGGATCCGAATGGTCGTCCTACCCGTGTGGCCGTGCCACTGCCTTTCTGGTTTTCACGTGGTGATTCTGGTTCTTTTTTACCGATTGATGCGATCAGCTCGGATCTGGTACGCCTTACGGTCCAGTTTGCGGGTCTTGGAGATACATATGTAAGTGATGTTATAACAGATCCAAAGATTGCAAAAGAACCTACAAAAGTATATCCGCAGATTCTTGAATCACCTTTCTATAAAACCGATCCAGCAGGAAGCATAACATTGAATGGATCAAAGGTAAGTTTGATTTCTGGATACAGTATGCCAACGGGACTTTCTCTAGGAGACACATATTTAATGGCCGAATATATCTATTTAGACAAGGTCGAAGCAAATCGTTTCCGACTCGCGGATATTATTCTTCCTGTTGCGCAACACTATCAGATTGAGCCGTATGATACACGCAACTTTACATCGGTAAATATACCCATACGCATTCCCAATCCGACACGTGATCTTTATTTTTATGCGCAACGATATGAGGCACCAAGTTATAATGCACCTTTTTTGGCTACGCGCGATTTGAGTAGTTCAGTTGTACCGACTCCACCTTGGTGGCCAGATGCGAGTGGCTTAAATGCTCGATTCTTTACAGCCGATTATATACCGGCATTTAGTACACGGGATTCAGATCCGATTTCAGAGATTGCACTTCTTTATGAAGGCCGCTTGATTCGCTATGGTACACAGACTTCAGCACTATTTAGAAGTATTATACCTTCGCTGAATCAACGAAAAACCCCTTGGGTAAATCGATATTATTATACATTACCCTTTGGTGTATTAAATGGATTTCTACCACCATCTGTGCCTTCGGGTGAAGCAAACTTAGATAAAATACGTCGTATTGATTTACAACTTACGATCAGTCCAAATCGTGGATGTGTACCTGGAACGGATGTTGAGCGTTTCTGGATTTACATTTGGGCAGAAACGTACAATATTTTCCGTATTTATGGCGGTCGCGCAGCTCTCATGTTTGCTTATTAAATATTCATATGAATAGTAAGGATGAATTTTATGAAAGAACTACAGGAACGCTTTCCAGAGTATACCATACATCCTGTTGAAACTACACATCATACCAATGTTTTGCGATTAGTAAAAGATGGGTATCCGACATTCATTGCTAAAACAATATGGCACGATATGTCAGATCCTGAAGGAAATATGGGAATAAAAGCACAAGATAAAGCATATAGAACCGAAGTAAAAATACTTAAACTTCTTCCAAAATGGTGGGGCATTCATCTTATTGATAACTTTAAGACACCATTAAATCGGGTTATTGTCACAAATGAAATAATAAATGTTCCGTGGACTTCATATAAGAAGGGTACACATGATGTAGAAATAGCTAAATGTGTATGTAAGCAACTACAGTGGCTTCATTCACATAAAATAGCACATAAAGATTTAGAACTAAAAAATATTCTACTTACAGATTCTGCTCGACCTTTGATTATTGATTTTGAAAAATCAAGTCTTATGGCTACAAAAGAACAGATGAATGCTGATTATAGTATGATAGTAGCTAGTATGAAAGAACATGCTACAACAAAATCAATTGGAACTCTTATTGAGGATAGTTTCAAAGGGATCCGAATAGGCCGTAGAAAGACAAGGCGCTTATAGATTATTCTAGTAGGTTAAATATAAGCTCTTTATAGTCCGCAGGTGCCTCAACCTCTACAGAAATCACATCTCGTGCCCACGATCCAATAAGAGGCGAATCACCACGGTAATCACCACCGCCACGTCCATTGCCCTCGCACGTTAGCAGAGGCAGCGGATGATACTTCATTCCTTCCTCTTCAGCCTTAGATGCCATCTTATCAACGAACTGCTTCTTGCTGTGATTGATGATGTAGCGGTAGATCGTCGTATCCTTTTCTTGCGGGTTGATCATATTGTACTCGTCGCACATTCGGTACAGATTATTCTCCTGGTTAGGATCAGCGTCTGCATAATCCCCAGCCCACACTACACGCGACTTGTGGTGAGGCCCATCAGGACTCAGACCATACTCAAACGTTGACACGAAATTGTTTCCAAGATACGAGTGCTCCGTCAACTTCAGACCATTTCTGTAGTTGTGGGCACACATCCAAACAACAATCTTGCCATCTGCGCTAAGAATAATAGGGTAATAGTATTGTCCCATTTTACTGTACATATAGTATTACTAAACATAAAGTTCAAATTTTACTGTTGATTTTTTTTTATTTTAGAGTAAAGTAAAAAAAATCTCTGAAATCGGAATCGAACCAATGACTTGGGGAGATCCATTGCTGAGCGCAAAACGCTACAATCCCCCGCTCTACCAACTGAGCTATTCAGAGGCGGGGTGTATCACCCTGCATCGTGTACTAAGAAGTTCTTTAGATCTACTTCCGAATAAGTTCAGGCGATGTCTGCCACTCATACTCTTCCTCTTCACTAATCTCTTCATTTAGCTGTTCATGACGTGGAAGACGAAGAGCGGTTGAAAACCGACTAAAGGTTGGAATCACCGATGACATTTCAATGGATCGGCGACCCGTATCAAAGACACGAACCGACCGATCAGTCTCCTCTTTCTGAAGTGTTGATCGAATACGGTCTGCGAGAGTAGGTCGTATATATTCCTGCGGTGGAAAGGGGGGTGTGGTTGGACGACGAAAGGATGAAAGGGCTGGAAACTCACGTTCTGACATGGTTGGCTGTGACTGGACTGCTGCAATAGGTGGATCATCAACAAATGAATATCGCGCAGGAGTTTGCCGAGGGAGAGGTCTCGGCCTCGCAGAAGGATTACGTGCGGGTGGAATATCGGGTACCGCAGGGGTTGTTGCCGGTGCGGGCATAGTAACAACTGGCGTAGGAGTGGGTGTCGGTAGATGAAGTGGACTATCCTCCATTTCATCGTCATAATAGAGCGAAGCAAACCGATTCTTACTCATTTCAATACGGTGTACAAAATATATGGGTATACCACCTTTCAAATTTTTGATGCTATAAATTTGATGTTATGTGTGCTATATGTAGTAAATAAGAAATGAATCTCGTCATTGTTGAATCACCTGCAAAATGTCAAAAGATCCAAGGATTTCTTGGTACTGGTTGGAAAGTCATTGCATCGATGGGGCATATTCGCGCACTTGAACAAGATCTATCCGCAGTAGGCTTGGACACTGATTTTGAAGCTAAGTTCGAGTTTCAGAAGGACAAGGCAAAGGCCATTGCACAACTCAAGGATGCCGCAAAAGGCGTGAGCAAAGTTTATCTAGCCGCAGATGATGATCGTGAAGGCGAGGCGATTGCGTATTCCGTTGCTCTTCTTCTGAAACTACCGATTGCGACTACAGCTCGTGCAGTCTTTCATGAAATCACCGAAAAGGCCGTTAAGGCTGCTGTTGCGGCGCCCCGTATTCTTGATATGAATCGTGTAAATGCGCAGCAGGCACGTGCTATTCTTGATATGATGATTGGATATACGATTAGTCCACTACTGTGGAAGCATATCGCACATGCACTGAGTGCGGGTCGGTGTCAGACACCTGCGCTACGACTTGTAATCGATCGTGAACGAGAGATTAGTGCTTTCAAAGTTTCTTCCTCCTGGAGGATTAAGGGACTCTGGTCGGATCTTCCTGCGCAGATGAGTGAGGATTTGGAGGATGAGGAGTCGGCTCAGAACTATTTGGAAAATATCTACAATGATACGGAGGGTCTAGTCCACAAGGCCGATACTCGGCCATGGACGGAGGCTCCACCGAAGCCGCTCATTACAAGTACGCTACAGCAGGAGGCATCCGCACTCTTTGCAATGAATCCGAAGTTTACAATGCAGGCTGCACAACGTCTATATGAAGCGGGACACATTACCTATATGAGAACGGATAAGCCCGTTATTTCTGAGGAGGCGATCGCAGCAGCGCAAGCATGGGTTCGTGAGAGTTTTGGTCTTGAGTATGTAGGACCCACTGTGGCTGCTGCTGCGCCAGCTCCTGAAAAGAAGAAGGCTAAGGCTAAGGCCGAAGAAGCGCCAAAGGCACAGGAAGCGCCAAAGGCACAAGAAGCGCCAAAGGCACAAGAAGCGCCAAAGGCACAAGAAGCGCCAAAGGCACAAGAAGCGCATGAGGCCATTCGTCCTACGCATTTTGAAGTAGTTGACTTGCCCACACACGAAGACTGGTCAGCAGGTGATCGTAAGGTGTATAAACTCATTTGGAATCGCTCGGTTCAAAGTGTTATGGCTACGTGCCGCGGCGATACTCGTAAACTTGTCTTTAAAGCCAGAGGAGATCCATGTGAGTTTGATTGGACAACTGCCGTCAAGCGTACAACCTTTCAAGGGTGGCGACGTCTTGGTACTACAGCTAATCTAGATGATGAGGAAGAGACAGTGGATGCGGAAGTTGAACTCTGGAAGAAGGTGAGTGGTATCCAAGTAGGAGCCAAGCTTCACTGGTCAACGCTTGAAGCCTATCCGCATGAAACAAAGGCAGCTGGACGCTACACAGAGGCAACTCTTGTACGTGAACTGGAAAAGAAGGGCATTGGTCGTCCAAGTACATTTGCTTCGCTTCTCGCATCCATTCAGGATAAGAAGTATGTAGAAAAGGTAAATAAGCCGGCACAGAAAGTACAGCGCACTCGGTACAAGCTAGTACCAAATCAGTGGCCGGCCACTCGGGAAACATTTGAACAGACGATTGGTGCCGAGAAGGATAAGTTAGGACCAACTGAGTTGGGCCAACGTGTAATGGGATTTTGCGTAGAGAAGTTTAGTGATCTCTTCGATTATGGATTTACCGCACTTATGGAAACTCGTCTTGATAAGATCGCGGAGGGTCAGGAGGAATGGAAGAAAGTACTTCGGGATACCTGGGCATCGTACAAAGATCGTTATGAAGCGCTAAAGAGTGTATCGAGTGCGGTTATTCACTCTGAGCGCCAGAAAGAGTTTGGCGAGGGTCTGAAGGCAGTTCAGTCAAAGAAAGGACCATTGATTCTGATTGAGGAT